TCTTGCTGCTGGTAGACCATGGCCCATGTCTTTGGGTCAAGAACACCGCGACGCTTGCGTAGGTTATGTCCATCCCAGCGCGGATACAATCCGTCTGGCCCGATATTCGCATCGTCACCTAACCACGGCTTGTCGCTTCGTGGCCATAGGGTAACCCAATCCTTTGGGTCATCGGCAAATTCAAGAACCGCTGGCATAGCCAAGTATGTCCATGGCGATGTGCCATCTGGATAACGGTCAGGGTTACGCATCTCGCGATATAGGTCAATCGGATCGACGCGAGTACCCACGACAAGAATCTTGCCTGTGGGACCGACACGGGTTAAAACTTCCTGTTGTATCCAGCGAATCTGCTTTTCGTATTCGTTGGCGTTAGCCAAGGTCACGCAGTCGTCTAGAACAATCAAGTCAGCACGCGCACCGTAAATCTGTCCGCCGATGCCCAGCGCTTGTAGCGTAGGGTCTTTTTCACCCGAGTCGCGCTCTAGGTAAATCGCATCCTGCGTCCACTTATCTGCCGCTTCTTTGTAACCATCGGCAGGAGCATAGCGACGCTGCAACTCAGCGTAGGCTGGTTGAGTCAGGCGCTGCTTGACAGCGTAGAGAAAGTCCTTAGCCATTGTCAAGGTCTTGGAAACAATCTTGATACGGATGTTCGGGTCTATACAAATACGGTAGGTGATGTAGTCGATAGAGACGGTCATCGACTTGGCATGCTCAGGGGGCATGTTCACCAGGACGTAGTTGGGAAAGCCCTCTTCATAAGTCATGCTGGGGTGAACCCACGCAGGCTTGCCTTCTTCCAACATTGAGATAATGTTGCGCTGGTGGTCAAAGGTCTTGGAGTTGAGGTACTTGGCCCGAAAGTCCTCAAAGCTGATGGACGCGTCTTCGTCGCTAATCACGCCGTCTCGGCGCTGGACGGCGCGAGCTAGGTCAACCGCCTCTTTGAATTGCGCGTCTGAGGCGCGGTAGTACTCATAGGACTTGATGGACTTACCTGTAGCCTTAACAGCATCTGCGATGCTGTAGCCCTTGGTAATCATCTCAACGATGACCTGCTTGGCCTGGCTGGCCGAGATAGTTGAGTCTGGCGCGATCTTGTACTTATTCGCCGATGGCTTAGCCATACATCTCACCTACCCTAAATATCCCGCCGCGACTAGCGCGCGGCCTATGGGTCATCAACCTACGGTTGGTAACCTGACGGGGCGGCTATGCCGACCCTATGGTAATCCCTATGGAAATAACTTAGGGGGCTGGGCGCAGCCCTGCCTGTGGAAAACGATATACCTATGGTCATATATATGATCTATACATACCCAAGCTCCGCTTGGTTACCATAGGTTTATTTAAGGGGGCGTAGCCCCCGTTTTAGCTGTCGGGTTTTTTCCATGCTTACAAAACCCTCTATATATATTAAGGGTCAAAAAACTTGTTTTGTCCCGCTTTTATTCCTGTGAATTACATCACAATATCTAAAGTCAGTATTTTATACTACTTTCAAAAAAAAGATTTTTGTCACATTGGCCCGCAGATCCTATATTTAGAAAAAATTGTTTGGTTGATAGTTACATACAGCGGGCGCGCACATTAAAACTCCCCAGGTCGATTAACCCCTTTTTTCCTGGGAGAATCGGTGCGTTTGCCTGCCGCATATCGACTTAGTGCAGCGCCTGGATAGCCCGCGCTTGTGGTGGCTTGTGGATGATTGTTTATAAATAGAGCGTTATAAAGCCGTTTGAGGATGTTTGCGGGGCGTTTGTGGGTGGGTGGGATGACTGTCCCTACACGACCCTTGCATGATCCACGGGCATATTCGGCGGCGGCAAAAAGCTTCCAGGACTTAAACCGATTACCCCCTGGACGGATCAGGACATAAAAAAAGCCCCCACCGTAGCAGGGGCTTTCTGTCCTGGGGCTAATCCTCTAGCCGTTCCCAAGGCTGGTATTCCAGGCAGACCTGTAAGTCTGTCCAGCACTCGCGCCACAATTCCGCGGCGCTTTTACCGTCCGATAGGTACATCGTTAGACCTGTCTGTCCCATAAATCCCAGACCCGCTGGCAGCGAGATATGGAAAAAATAACTACCGCGTGACGAATTGTAGTCGATCGTAATGCCATGCTGGGCAGCAAGCTCTAGACATTTCTTTTTTGTTGTCATGTTTCACCCCCTTTCGAGTGGATCGGGATAAGTATACCAAACGCCATTTTTCGCATTACCATATTCTGACCCTTTCCAGGCTCACGACACGCCGAAAATCGTCCTGGCTTGACAGTATAAATCACATACTTTCGTTATCAAATTGTTATCAACTTACGCCTAAAAGTGGCTTGACATGAGCGCAGCCTGGCGGCATGATTCGGTCATCGGCACAAGCCGACAGACTAGAAAGCAGGCTCAAAATGACCGCAATCGTATCAAACGCAATTCGTTCAGAGGTTATCGCCCTGGCTAATGATCCACGTATCGCAGCACTCTCCGACCTGGCTAAAGATAATGACCTGGACATGAACGACCAATTTCAGGCTATGCAAATCCTCAACCATAATTGGATGATGAACGGCTACGAGCCAGCCAGCAAGATCGGAAGCATTTATGAGGCTGTCCTGGCTTATCGTCACGCCGCTTTCCTGGCTAGCTTTCACGCCCAGGCATAAAGTCGAAACACCCCTCTGGGGTGTCGCGGGTAACTGACCTAACCCGCCTGAAGATGACAGGTCACCGATTAGAAAGGCTCTAACCATGAACACGGATCGCATTTCCAGGGCGCAAATCCTGGAAACTCTGGAAACTATCTCCCAGGACTTAGATATGGCTCTCCTGGATAATGTCGTGCCAAAAGCTAAGCGCGCGGAGATTCTCTCCCACGCCGCTTCTATTCGCGCCATGATCTACGACATGAAGGCGGAATTATGATCCAATATGAATATGAAATACAGGGTAACTACGGCTACGGCTGGGAAATGCTCACCACCGAAAGCACAAAAGCGGAAGCACTCGCCCAGCTCGCGACCTATCGCGCGAACGAGTCAATTCCGCTAAAGATTGTCACGAAAATGGTTCAGGTATGAGCCAGGAAATTATGGTGATCGGCGGAGAGCCTGTCCTCACCCGCACCGCCCTGGTTGCCTGGAACGAGGACGGTACAGACAACACCAGCGCGCAACGCACTTTCGCCCTTATCCCTGAAAATTGGCTAGAGCGCGACCTAGAGGAACACCCAGCGGATGAACTAATCTTTTATTGGCTGGACGCTTACGAGTGGATCCGATTCGCCGCTGGCGATTCGTTTGCCGATGATTGGACGGTTATCGCAGCATGAAGCGCAAACACCCGCCCGTTTATTACCATGTCCGCCTAGTGGTTCGGATTGCCTTCTACCTAACCCCTGGACTAATTGTCACCGTCTTAATGCACGGTAAGGCATTTTTGGGCTAATGCTGGCGTACTTTCCAGGGCATAAAGTCCTGGAAGGTGCGAGAGTCTTAGATCAAGCACTCTCTCACGACTAAAAAGAAAGCAGGAAAAAATGAACGGTTCAGACCTTATTAAAGTCCTGGAAACTGTCACCCAGGACAATATGACAAACGGCAGCCTGGGCAGCTTGTGGCAAGAGTTGCCAGACTTTATCTCTGGCTCTGATTGGGTCGGTGAGGTTGTTTGGTGCGCCCAGGACATGATCGGCTACCTCAACGCAGGCGAGGAATACGCAGAGGACTATCTCCAGGACTATGCGGGAGAGTTTGCAAACGGCGAGTGTGAAAGCTACTACAACACCATAAATATGCGCGTACAGGCTCTAAGCCTCTGGGCATATGATGAGCTAGACGCAGAGGTTCAGGTGCTTAATGAGGGGCGCGATTACCCCACCATGACCGATCTAAATACCCAATACCTCTATGCCGCCATGTTTGGTTTGTGGCACACCGTAGCCCGCTGGGCTGCCTATGAGGTAAGCCAGCTGGAAGAGGTGGAAGCAGAATGAGCCTAACTATCTTTTATGATCGCAATCATGAAGGCGCGTGGGTACTTACCGCCCTGGTGGGCAACTACTACGAAACGCAGCGATATTACGGATACACCAAAAAGCAAGCCACGCAACTATTCCGCCAGCAACTAAAGGAGAAGAAAGCATGAAGCGCTATATCGTCACGTTTGAGATTCTGTCCGAAACTGATCCGCGCAAATGGGATTGGCATAACCTCATGGATATTAACGCGGCTAGTGAAGAATTGACCGTGTTAGATATTAAGCAGGTGAGCGCATGAACCAAACACGCCGCTGCACCGATTGCGGGCATAAGTTAGACGATGGATACACGCCAGAGGAAACACTCTGCGGCGCTTGTTACAACGAGAGCGAGGCATAGCATGGATTTATCCGTTCTGATCCGCCACCACAAGACCGAAAGCGAATTGTTTGACCGTGAGGGCTATTTCGCGGAAAAGGCTTTCCACGATCAAGCCCTGGAATTACTTACCCGCCTGGCGTACCAGGAACAGGAAAGAAAGGTGAGCGCATGAGCCAGGACAAGATTACGCTCTGCGGGGATTGCCTCTACCCCCTGGCGCTCTGCAACTGTCAAGATAAATAACTCGCGGATCTGCCCCTGGCTGCTTGACAGGCTGGGGGTGTTTCCGTATTGTGAACCAATAGTAAAGCCGCGAGCAAATCGCCGTGGCTTAGCGACAGAAAGGCTATACATACCATGTCACAAGAAACGACAGAAAAACCCTCTAAGGAATATGTCATCGCCCACTCTGACGGGTTTGTCCAGGGCTGGAACCTGGCCATCGCAGAGGTTCTCCGCGTCCTGGAAGAGCGACTAGACATTGTAAATCTACTAGGCCGCGACCCAGCGGAGATTCGGATCATCACCCGCGCCGTAAAGCAAATGAGCGACAAGTGATAGTGCTAGCTCTTGCCCTTGTAGCTACACTCGCAGGCGTTGCGTTAGAGTTTGCTTTATCGTCGTGGGAGAGCGACGAGTGATATTTAACTACGACCTACCCGCAGCATGTCGGGATATGAACGGCGATATATGGTTCCCCGAGGCGATTCGCGTGAACGTGGGAGAAAAGCCAAAGCCAAAGTCGCAGGACATTATTGACACAACTATCCTGGCACTAGCTATCTGTAACACGTGCCCTATCCAACAGACCTGCCTTCAGGCAGCCATAGATAACCGCGATGAGCATGGCATATGGGGTGGAACTTTCCCCTATGAGCGCCACACCGTAGCGCCATATGAAAAGACCATGGATCTTGGTTTTATCTGGCAATCAAAGCTACGCAAATTCGCAGAACAGAAAGGTTTAACATGTCCACCACTCCCCGCACCAACGCCAGGGTATGTACCCGCAGAAAGTTTCTCTGCCTTTCTCCCATCGTTGTCCTTGTCGTTATGAGCTGGATTAGTTTCTCGGTTAAGCCCGTGGCAGAGCGTATAGCAAGCCCTAAGAGCTACGCTAAGACGCTTTACAAGCGTCAGGGTGGAACCGCTAAGCAGTGGGCCTGCCTAGATCGTCTATGGACCATGGAAAGTAATTGGCGCGTGAACGCTGTCGGTGACAAGACAACCCAAGGCAGAGCTATCGGCATTGCTCAAGCGCTACCAGCAGAGAAGATGGCGCAGATGGGCAGCGATTACAAGGTGAACTACCAGACCCAGATTCGTTGGGGCTTGTTATATATCAAGCTGCACTGGAATAACGATTCATGTCTCGCGCTACGCCATGAGATACGCAAGGGGTGGTACTGATGGATGAGCTATATTATCCTGCCATCGACCCAGCGGATGAGCTATGGAAAGACCAAGCTAATTGCGTTGGCATAGATACTGACCTATTCTTTACCAGCGGCGAGGGCAAGGGCGATGATCGGGATATTAAAAACCTGACTCGTATCTGCGCTGCTTGCCCCGTGAAGATAGAGTGTCTGGACTATGCTGTAAAGTATAGCCAGCTTGGTTGGTGGGGTGGAACCACCGAAGCAGAACGCAAACGTATTCGTAGAAAGGTACGATAATGACATACGATTTTATGGCGCAGGAGTGGTACGGATCATGCGGTGCGTGTGGCACTGAGCTATTCGCACCAACCAAGGGCGCATACCTGCTACAATACTCCATACATACACACTCAAACGACTGTCTAGGGGGTTGGTAATGAATACCGAACAATTTATTGAGCCACACTGGGAAGCAGAAAAGCAAGCTATAGTGCTAGAGATTATGCACGGACGCGAAACTTACTCAGAGTATTGGCAACTTATGCAGGAGTTTGAGAGTATCCTTAGACAACAAATTGAGGACGAAAGGAAGAAGGATTTGGCATGAGCGATTCTCATTATCAAACAGAGCTGGATGTTTTCTGCACATGGTGCGAGAAAGAGTTTAAGGACGTAATGGTGTGGGTGGGCGAAGAGTGGAATAGCTGGGATTGCCCCGAATGTGGCAAGCCAATG